GTTCATGTACTCTGGTCAGTTGATGGATCACCTCAAAGCTGCATACATCTCGCTCCAGAACGGCTACAACTTTGCCCCCGAGAACTTCCTGTTTGTGGAGTACGAAGACCTGCTGGCTGACCCTAAAGCGCAGTTGGCCCGTATCCACGCCTTCCTTGAACTGCCTGAGTTTGCCTACGACTTTGACAACATTGACGGCTCTACAGTAGCTGAAGATGACGAGAACCTGCACGGTCACGCAGGTATGCACGATGTCAAGCCCAAGCTGGAAGCACAGCACAAGCAAGACCCCAAAGACCTGCTCAAGTCACACTACGGCAGCTTCTGCCAGCCTGAGTTCTGGCTGGACACCCCCCGCACCACCCCAGAGCTTCACGCCCTAGACCTCCAACTGGCAGCGTCCACAACGGGCGACTTTGCTGAAGGCTGGCGCTTGGCCCAGCAACTGGAAGCTGAAGAGCCAAACAACCACCGTGCCGCCTACAACCGGGGTTGGTACTACCTGCGCCAAGGGCAGATTCAAAAGGGCTACAGCCTGATGGACAGGGGCCGTGTGGCTGGTGTCTTTGGCAACAAGCACCCCAACGTACCCACCCAGCAGTGGGACGGCAAGACCAAGGGCATCGTCCTGCTCAATCTTGAGGGTGGTCTGGGCGACCAGATTCACCAAGTGCGCTACGCCAAGTACATTGCGGCACGGGGCTGTAAGGTCATTGTGGCCTGCACAGGGTCACTCGCATCTCTGTTCGTTGATGTGGAGGGTGTCTCCTCAGTCATCCAACACGAAGCTGTATTCGGCATCTACCACGACTTTTGGGTGGCAGGTATGTCGGCGGTAGTGCCACTTGGCTTTGAGTTGGCAGACATCTCTGGCGCTCCATACCTGACAAAGCCGACCACCATCAAAGGCCGCAAGAAACGCATTGGCCTGCGCTGGCAAGGGCAGAGTCAGTTTGAGCATGAGCACCACAAAAAGTTTCCCTACGAGTTGATGTTTACCGCCGTCAAGGACGCAGACGCTGAGTTCATCAGTCTGCAACGGGATGAGGGTGCAGACGCCTGCCCAGCTTGGGTTAAACCCGTGCAGCTAAATAGCTGGGAAGACACCCGCGCTGCTGCGGCATCGTGCGACTTGGTGATTAGCTCCTGCACCAGCGTCAGCCACCTGTCAGCAGCTATGGGGGTTGAAACTTGGGTCATCACACCCGTCATGCCCTACTTCCTGTACGCGCTTGATGGTGAAGCTACACCCTACTACGACAGCATAAAGCTAATGCGCCAAGAAGTATTTGGCGACTGGGCTGCTCCGTTTGATCGCATCAAAGACCGTTTGGGCCAGAAACCCGCATTAAGGAGCGTTGCATGAGCAATAGTTTATTTGTAAGAATTCAAAACAACGCAGTAACCGACTGCTGGGACACAGCGCCCCCTGCCGGGCAAGATGGCTGGAAATCAGCCATTGAGGTGAGGCCAGCTATCACAGCGCATCGTCAAGGCTACACCGCCCACACGTTTGACTTGTCCACTGACCCAGTGCAGATCGTGTACGGAACCTACGACATCCCAGTTGCAGACCGCAAGGTTGGCATGAAAGCCAATGCCTCGTTCAGCTTCCAGCAAGTTGTCCAAGAACAGATGCGTGATCCAGCAAGCTACGACCTCGCTGCCGTTGCCGCTGCACAAGCTGCCATCGCTCCCAAGGTTGCTGCTATTGAGGCCGCTACAACGCATGACGAACTTGACGCGCTGATGTAATGAAAAAAATCCTGATCATGGGCCTACCGGGCAGCGGCAAGACTTACCTTGCACAAGCCCTCAAAGCCTACCTTGAGAGCAACTCAAGCATCAAGAATATGCCAGCACACAAGATGCAGGACACGGTTCCAGCATCTTACAAGTGCAGCGTGGATTGGTTCAATGCTGACGACATCCGCAAGCGGTTCAACGATTGGGATTTTAGCAAAGAGGGCCGCATCCGTCAGTCCCTGCGGATGGCTGAGTTTGCTCTCAAGTCCACTGGCGACTATGTCATCTGCGACTTTGTGGCTCCGCTGGTGGAGATGCGGAACAACTTTAAGGCCGATTGGACTGTCTGGATGGACACCATTGACCAAGGACGCTTTGAAGATACCAACAAGGCATTTATTCCGCCGAAGGAATATGACTTCCGTGTCACTGAGCAGAACGCCGAGAAGTGGGCTGAGTTCATTGGTCAGCACATCCTAGACAGCCGCCGCCGCCCCGTGTTTGACTGGAAGCGGGAAACGGTGCAAATGCTGGGCCGCTGGCAACCGTGGCATCCGGGCCACAGGGCGTTGTTTGACCGGGCCATTGCCAAGACAGGGCAAGTGGTCATCCAAATCAGGGACTGCCAAGGCTGGAACGGCTCCAACCCATTTGCCGCAGAACAGGTGAAAGACCTGATCAAGCGTGACCTAGACCCCCTGTACCAAGGCCAGTACGAGATACAGCTTGTGCCCAATGTCACAAATATTACCTATGGTAGGGACGTAGGCTACAAGATTGAGCAGGAGGTGTTTGACGCTGCTACCCACGCCATCTCAGCAACTGAAATCCGAAAGAAGATGGGTGTGTGATGACTGAGAAAATGATCAGCGAGACTGAGGCAAAGCTGGCTACGCATGAGGCCATCTGCGCCGAAAGATACGAGGGCATCCAGAAGAGTTTTGCCGCTGGTTCAAAACGTATGGCAAAGATTGAGTACCTGCTGTACGGCGTGATTGTCTGCGTGTTGTTTGGCCCCGGCGTAGCGGCTGATCTTGTCAAGAAAGTATTAGGGTTGTGATGTGGATTTCTTTGAAATCTTGTCTAAGGCATGGCCCATCCTGCTGGCGATCATCACGCTGATCATCGTGCTAGCTAAACTCGACTTGCGGGTGGCGGTGTTGGAAGAGAAGATCAAAACTCTGTTTGAGATGTGGAACAAGAAATGAAAGCCAAGCTCACTTTCTTCGTCACCTTGATGGTCAGCATGACTTTGTGTATCGTTGTCTTGTCAATGTCCGGTGTAATGCTGCTTGGACTGTTTGATGAAAAGGTGGACAACAACAAGATTTTTGAACTTGTTGGCCCTGCATTTCAAACCATTGTTGGTGGTTTTATTGGCTTACTTGCAGGCGTCAAACTATCGCATGAGGAAGAAAAGAAATGCTAACCCTACTCTCAACCCTCATCAGCTTTCTGGCTGGTGGCCTGCCCAAGCTGCTTGGCTTTTTCCAAGACCGTGCTGACAAAAAACATGAGATGGCGATGGCCCAGTTGCAGATTGAGCGCGAACTGGAACTCCGCAAGGCTGGCTTTGAAGCCCAGCAGCGGGTGGAGGAGATCAAAGTTGAGGGCCAAGCCATTGAAGCCGAGGCGTCAGAACGGGCCGCACTCTACGCGCACGACATAGCCATAGGACAGGGTGCTAGTCAGTGGATGGTCAACCTGCGCTCCGGTGTCAGGCCCATGCTGACCTACGGCTTTTTCGGCCTGTTTGCCTTCGTGGAAGTTGGCGGCTTTATTTACGCTTGGCATCGGGACATTGCCTTTGATGTGCTGATTGCAAAACTGTGGGACGCCGACACACAGATTATCTTTGCCAGCATCATCAGCTTCCACTTTGGTGGACGGGCGTTCAAGGGGAGTAGGGATTGAAGGTCTCCGACCGCTGCAAGGAGATGATCAAGCATCATGAAGGCGTTAGGTTTAAACCGTACCGTTGCCCAGCAAGGCTTTGGACTGTAGGAGTTGGTCATGTTTTATACCCCGCTCAAGGACGTTTACCGCTGGATCAAAGAGACGCTTTCCCGCTTGCGCCAGAGGATAGTCGGGCTTTTTCAAAGGATGAGGTAGATGGAACCCTTAGTTTTGATCTCCAGCGATTTGAAGTTGGGGTCGCCCGACTTTTTCCTCTGGTGCTTACCCAAGGTCAAAATGATGCTCTTGTCAGCTTTGCTTTTAATCTGGGTTTGGGGGGCGTACAGCGAAGCACCCTCCGTCAAAAGGTTCTTCGGGGCGAGACGCAAGAAGCGGCAGATGAGTTCTTGAAATTTGTAAGGGGTGGGGGTAAAATCCTACCGGGGCTAGTCAAGCGTCGCAATGACGAACGTGCCCTGTTCCTGTCTTAAAAACGCAACGTCGGATAACGGAGAACACAATGACAGTCGCAGCCGTAATGACGTACGACAGTTTGGTTAACGACATCCAGACCTATCTGGAGCGCACAGACCAGCAGACGCTAGACAAAATTCCGCAGTTCATCATGCTGGCAGAGCAGATTATTGCGGCTGAGATCAAATTTCTTGGCAACCTGACTGTAGCCACAAGCACCATGGTGGCCTCTGATAATGTTATCCCCAAGCCCGCACGCTGGCGCAAAACGGTTTCAATGAACGTCACCGTGGCAGGCAAGCGCCAGCCTGTTCTGCTTCGTACCTACGAGTACATCCGTGAGTATTGGCCAGAAGCGGCCAGCACGGACGTACCGTTATTTTTTTGCGACTACGACTACACGCACTGGTTGGTAGGGCCCACCCCCACATTGGCCTACTCCTACGAGGTGCTGTACTACGAGCGCTTGCAGCCCTTGGACTCATCAAACCAATCAAGCTGGTTTACCCAGTACGCCCCGCAAGCGCTGCTGTATGGCACTTTGCTGCAAGCCATGCCGTTCATCAAGAATGACGAACGCATGCCTATGTGGCAAAGCAACTACGACAAAATCATTGAAGTCCTGAAGACGGAGAACGTCATTCGTGCCGCCGATCGTCAGGCGATTGTGAGGGATTCATGAGTTTTAATAGCCCGTTTACCGGTCAGGTAATTCAGCCAACCGACGTTTCATATCGAAGCATCACGCTTTCCGAAGACAGCACGCTGTCGTGGCCAATTAACGGCAGCGACACAGACAACGCGGCCGCCCGGGTCATGGACGTCACGTCGCTGTCAAGCGGCTTGGTCCTTGCTGGCGTCCTTGTTGCAGGCACGGGCGGGCAGTGCTCTTGCACCACTACCCCCAGCCTTTTCGTTGGCCAAGCCGTCGTTGTCACTGGGACTCTAACCGGCACGGCGACAGGCATTGTCACTGGCAATACCTACTACATCATTCTCACCAACGGCACGACTACCTTTACGCTGTCGGCTACTTCAGGCGGCACGGCGGTGGC